GTAGCATACTGGCAACTACAACATATGTCAGATCAAGCTCTTAGAGACATAGGGGTAACAAGAGGTGACATCAGGCAAAAAGTCTACCGTTAATGCGGCAGGTAATTATACTAAGCCTAGTATGCGTAAGCGTATTTTTAACTCCGTTAAAGCTGGCAGCAAAGGTGGACGGCCCGGTCAGTGGTCGGCTCGTAAAGCACAGCTTATGGCATCTCGTTACAAAAAAGCAGGTGGAGGTTATACATAATGAAGGGCGTAAAGCACTATAAGAAAGATGGGACGGAACATAAAGGTGGCACTCACAAGATGCCTGACGGTTCTTTGCATACTGGTAAGACTCACAGTAAGACAAGCGTAAAGTTATTTCACTATAAAGACCTAAGTAAAACAGCAAAGGCTAAAGCAGATGGCACTAGCAAAAAGTCAAAAAAGTCTTAAGTCTTGGACTAAACAGGATTGGAGAACTAAAAGTGGTAAACCTTCTACGCAAGGTCCAAAGGCTACAGGAGAACGTTACCTGCCGGCTAGTGCTATCAAAGCTATGGATTCTAAGTCTTATGCTGCGTCTTCAGCGAAGAAAAGATCGGATACAGCAAAAGGTAAGCAGTTCTCTAAGCAACCTAAGAAAGCGGCTAAAGCTGCCAAGCCGTACAGGAAAGTAACATGAGAAAACTTACAGAAAAACAACAGCTATTTCTTGATGTGTTGTTTGAAGAGGCGCAAGGTGATCCTGTAAAAGCTAAACGTCTTGCAGGGTATGCTGATACTATATCCTCTACAACTATTACTGCTGTGTTGCAGGACGAGATTGCTGAACTAACCAAGAAGTTTATTGCCACTGCTGGTAGTAAGGCTGCATACTCTATGATGCAGATCATGACTAACCCTACAGACCTTGGCAATAAAGAAAAGATGGCAGCAGCTAAAGATTTCCTAGATCGTGCTGGCTTTGTAAAGACAGACAAAGTAGAAATCAAAGCTGAAAACCCTGTATTTATATTACCTCCTAAAAATGAAAGTTAATAAAACTTGGAAGCTACCTGAACCAGAGCTAGTTGATGGCGAGTACGAGTGGTTGTCTGTCGTTAGAGTAGGCAGAGTTGTGCCATTTGGCTATAGACAAGACCCTGAAGATGATGATATACTACTACCAATCCCAGAGGAACTAGAAGCTTTAGAAGAAGCTAAAAAGTATCTAAAGCAATACAGCTACAGAGATGTAGCCAACTGGATAAGTGAGAAGTCAGGTAGATATATCTCTCACGTGGGTCTAATGAAGAGAGTTAAACTTGAACGAAAACGTAAAGCAGAAGCTTCAACGCAACGCTATTACGCTGAACGCTACAAAGAAGCGGCGGCAAAAGCGGAAACCCTCGAAAGAAATCGTATCGGAGCCAGAGCTTCAACCAGTTCCATCGAGAGTGAAACCAGAGCCGATTGAGATAGAGAAAGCTCAAGACGTTATCTTTGAGTCTAATCCCGGACCTCAGACAGACTTTCTCTCAGCATCAGAACAAGAGGTACTATATGGTGGGGCGGCTGGTGGTGGTAAGTCTTTTGCTATGTTGGCCGATCCTGTTAGGTATTTTAATAATCCATTATCTTCTATGCTGTTGGTACGGAGAAGCACAGAAGAACTCAGAGAACTTATCTCAGTCTCAAAAAAACTTTACCCCAGAGCAATCCCGGGAATTAAGTTTATGGAACGTGATAAGACGTGGGTAGCTCCCAGCGGTGCAACCCTTTGGCTTTCATACCTAGATAGGGACGATGATGTACAAAGATACCAAGGACAAGCTTTTAACTGGATTGGTTTTGACGAACTTACACAATGGCCTAGCCCTTATCCTTGGAACTATATGAGGTCACGCCTACGTACCACTAAGAATAGTGGTCTAGGTTTGTATCAAAGGGCTACTACTAACCCCGGTGGGGCAGGTCATCAATGGGTTAAGAAAACTTTTGTAGACCCAGCTCCCCATAATACTAGCTTTAATGCTACTGACATGGAAACAGGAGAGGTCATTGCTTGGCCTAAAGGTCACACAAAAGAGGGTCAGCCGTTGTTTAAACGCAAGTTTATTCCTGCTACTCTATTTGATAACCCGTACCTAGCTGATGATGGATTATATGAAGCTAACCTTCTGTCACTACCAGAACACCAACGTAAGCAACTACTTGAAGGTAACTGGGATGTAAATGAAGGTGCTGCTTTTCCTGAGTGGAACAGACAAGTACACGTCATAGAACCTTTTGAGATACCTAGTGGCTGGGCAAGGTTTAGAGCATGTGACTATGGGTACGGTTCTTACTCGGGGGTTGTTTGGTTTGCTGTAGCTCCTGATGAACAACTAATTATTTATAGAGAAATGTATTGCTCAAAGGTTATAGCTACTGACTTAGCCGATATGATACTAGAAGCAGAGGACGGAGAGAAGATACGCTACGGAGTTCTTGACTCATCACTCTGGCATAAGCGTGGAGATACTGGTCCAAGTCTAGCTGAACAAATGATTATGAGGGGCTGTAGGTGGAGACCTGCTGACAGGTCGAGAGGTTCAAGGGTAGCAGGTAAAAACGAAATACACAGACGGTTACAAGTAGATGAGTTTACAGAAGAATCACGGTTAGTATTTTTTAATACTTGTAGCAATACTATCTCACAGATACCAGCTCTGCCACTAGATAAGAATAACCCTGAAGACGTAGACACACACTCAGAAGATCACCTATACGATGCACTCAGGTATGGAGTTATGACAAGACCACGAAGCAGCTTGTTTGATTTTGACCCTGCAACACAACGATCAGGGTTTCAAGCAAGCGACCCAACGTTTGGTTATTAAGGAAATACTATGGACGAATTTGAAGAAAGCATGGGAATGGACGTTGAAGAGGCAAGCTCTTTAGAAGACATAAAAGAGAATACTTACGATGACCCTCTTGCAGGAAGCATTGTAGGTCTTGTACAAAAACATTACAAGAAAGCCTCCGATGCCAGAGAAACAGAAGAAACACGTTGGATACAAGCTTACCGTAACTATCGTGGTCTTTACGGCCCTGATGTGCAGTTTACTTCTACAGAAAAATCTCAAGTCTTTGTCAAAGTAACTAAGACTAAAGTCCTTGCAGCTTATGGTCAAATTACCGAAGTACTTTTTGGCAATAATAAATTTCCAATCACAGTAGACCCCACTAGTCTACCTGAAGGCGTAGAAGAATCAGTACATTTTGAATCTAATGAAGAGATAAAAAAAGCTCAAAATCCAAATGTAGAAGAAGTTAAACTACTTCCCGGCGAAACTAAAGCTGCTCTTAAAGAACGGCTAGCTGGATTAAAGAATAAACTTACTCCTGTAGAAGATCAACTTAAAAAAGGTGTAGGTAGTACACCTACACAAATTACTTTTCATCCTGCTATGGTATCAGCTAAAAAGATGGAGAAAAAAATTCATGATCAATTAGAAGAATCTAATGCAAATAAACAATTACGTGTAGCTGCTTTTGAATGCGCCTTGTTTGGTACAGGTGTTATGAAAGGCCCATTTGCTATAGACAAAGAGTATGCTAATTGGAATGAAGAGGGTGAGTATAGCCCCAATATTAAAACTATTCCACAAACTTCCAGTGTATCTCTTTGGAACTTCTACCCTGACCCTGATGCTGCTAACATGGATGAGGCTGAGTACGTTGTAGAACGTCATAAAATGTCACGTACACAAATACGTAATCTTAAAAGACGGCCTTTCTTTAGAAGCAATGCTATAGACCTTGCCATAGCTGACGGTGAGTCTTACACCAAAGAATGGTGGGAGCAAGCTATGGAAGATGATGCTCAGGAATCTAAAGCTGAACGCTTTGAAGTCCTTGAGTTCTGGGGTAACGTAGACACTGAGGTTCTTGAAGGACATGATATAGACATTCCTTCTGAACTATCTGACATGGATCAAGTCAGTGTAAACATCTGGGTATGCAATGGTAAGGTATTGCGTTTAGTTATGAACCCATTCACTCCTGCTATTATTCCTTATTATGCAGTACCATATGAAGTAAGCCCATATAGCTTGTTTGGTGTAGGCATTGCTGAAAACATGGATGACACACAGACACTAATGAATGGCTTTATGCGTATGGCTGTTGACAATGCTGCACTGTCTGGCAATATGTTGATTGAAGTGGACGAGACTAACCTAGTTCCCGGTCAAGATCTATCAGTATACCCCGGCAAAGTCTTTCGTCGTCAAGGTGGCGCACCCGGCCAAGCTATTTTTGGCACCAAGTTTCCCAATGTATCCAACGAGAACATGCAGATGTTTGATAAGGCACGTGTATTAGCAGACGAGAGTACAGGCTTTCCTAGTTTTGCTCATGGTCAGACAGGAGTACAAGGTGTAGGACGTACAGCTTCTGGTATTAGTATGCTTATGTCTGCTGCTAATGGTTCTATACGGAACGTAGTAAAGAACGTAGATGATTACCTTCTTGGTCCTTTAGCCAAAGCATTCTTTAATTTCAACATGCAGTTTGATTACGATGATGAAATCAAAGGAGACCTTGATGTTAAAGCTCGTGGTACTGAAAGCCTTATGGCTAATGAGGTACGTAGTCAACGCCTAATGCAATTCCTTGGTGTGGTACAGAACCCTGTACTAGCCCCCTTTGCTAAGATGGATTACATCGTGCGTGAGATTGCTAAGTCTATGGATCTTGACCCTGATAAGCTAGTCAACAACATGGGTGATGCTGCTATACAAGCTGAACTGCTTAAGAAGTTCCGTGAAGAAAATCCACCACCACCTCAACCACAAGCAGGTCCACCACAGGCAGCTCCACAAGGAGGCCCACAGAAGCCACCAGCAGGCGCACAGGTACAGGACACTCAAGGTAGCGGAGGGGGTACCATAGGTACAGGCACAGCACCACAGCCGGGGGAACAGGGCTTCTCAGCTAACACTGGTAGAGGATCAACGCAGTGAGTTTAAAACTATTAGTAAATAACCCTGAAGCATGGAATGCATTTGAAGCTGAACTAGAAGAACGCATTCAGTCTAGTTACAAACAGTTTGCTCAATCAGATGAGCAGCATGTAATGTATAGGGTGCAAGGTCAGATTTACGCCTTGCAAGCTTTAAAGCAACTTAGATTAAAGGTTAATGCTAATGGCTAATAGTTTTTTACGTGGTCATCCCAGTGCTATGACAGCAGATCAATATTATGATGCAGAATCTAAAAAAAATGTAAGTGAACAAACAGATGAAGTATTAAGGTATAACTCAGTTCCTTTCTATGAAAGACCTCTGGATTCTGATGAATCTGATCGTATTGTAGGGAAAGATGAAGCAGGTAATTTTATTCGTCAAACTATTTTAGGCAATAGGTATACTGTATCTCTTAATCCTGACCAACGTACTACCCGTACAAAGATTGAAGAAGATGTTATACCTGCAGTAAAAAAGTTTGCAGATGACCCAAGGTTTCCTACAATGGATGAGGTTGTAGGCGCAGGTACGGCTGTAGCTAAAGGTGCCTATGAAACAGCAAGTATTCCCATTGATTTACTTACAAGTAAACGTAGTCCTACAAGTGTACAGATGGGGGATGCTTTTGATATTGCTGGCGGTGCTGCTGTAGGAGCTGGCTTACAAATCCTTCCTGATAATGCTATGGGCATGTTTATTGGGCGGCAAAGTGCAGAAATTCGTGAAGGTAACTCAGAACCTATTTTTATTAATGAATGGAAAAAACTTCATGGAGAATCTCCAAGAACAGAAGAGTGGGAGAGTGGTGTAGATTCCCCTCATGTTGTTGCTGAGGTTAATTACGACATCAATAATTTTCCAGAAACACTAAAAGAATTAGAAAAAGTAGGTTGGTTTAAAGGGCGTGATGGTAAACTTCGTCGTGAAATTTCTGATGAACCTGCTTCTTTTAATCCTTCTGCCCTTGTTTCACTTACCTCTGAAGAGATAAGAAAAGTTAGATTTGGAGGTTCTAAAGATAATTTGTCTACACTAGGGGATACTCTTAAACATGATAATTTTTTTGAACAGTACCCAGAGTTTAAAGATGTTCCTATTATAGTAGACAAATCTTTAAAGGGCACAAATACTGAAGGGTACTTCTTACCCGGTTCAACAATTATTGCAATAAATCCAAAAGTTCTTGCAGACCCTAAACAGTTAAAAGCATTAGTTTTACATGAAGTAATGCACTTAGTTCAAAATAAAGAAAAATTTTCGGGTGGTACCAATGATGAAAGTCAAGATGTAGTTAAGTTTTATGACTATGAAAAAAATAAACCAGAAGCAAAAGCTGCGTGGAGTAAGTATGAAAACAGTTTAACAGAACTTAGAAAAACTTTTTACTCTGCTGCTCTGAAAAAAAATAAAGCACTTTTTGAGTTTATGTTGCAAAGAACTGCAAGAGATGAAGGCGTACCTATTGAAAAACTTAGAGCCGCTGTAAAAGAAGATAGCAAGATTATACAGGCAGGTCAAGGCGGACGATCAGCTATTCACGATCTTGCAAATAAAGAGTTTCAAGATTGGATGGATGCTGGTAGACCTAAACGTCCTCTTGTTAAATACCCAACAGAATTTCCC